GTCAATCTACGACTGTAGCTATCGCTGGATCAGCTGCAGACGGTACTTCGACTAACTACGCTCGCGCAGATCACGCACACGCAGGCCCAGGGTTCGGTAACGTCACAGCTGAAACTTCTTTTGGACTTTCAAGCTCAAACGGATCAGCTACAACCGTAGCTCACTCAGATCACACACACGGTACGCCTTCACTCGGTACAGCTACACCTAGCGCAATCGTAGGTACAACAGGTGCAGCTGGTACTTCTTCTAACGCTTCACACGACGACCACACACACGGCTTTACACCTGCAGACTTCTCGCTCGATACTTTTGCAGCTGCAGCTAATAACGTTTCGCTCGGTGGCTACAAGATCACAAACCTTGCAACACCTACAGCTGCAACAGACGCAGCTAACAAGTCTTATGTAGACGCAGCTTCCCAGGGCCTCAACGTTCACGGCTCAGTCGTTGTAGCTACTACAGCTAACCTTGCCTGGACATACGCAGCTGGATCAGCTGGTGCAGACGGCGGTACAGGCGTAGGCGCAACTCTTACAAACGGCTCAACTGGAACGACCACAATCGACGGACACACACTTGTCCTCAACGATCGTGTCCTCGTCAAGAATCAGAGCACAGCTACTCAAAACGGTATTTACTATGTCACCACAGCTGGTACAACTGGCGTAGCTACAGTCCTCACACGCGCTACAGACTCTGACAACCATATTGCAGGTCAGGTCGTTGCAGGTGACTTCGTATTCGTTGCAACTGGCACAACCCTTGCAGATACTGGCTGGGTACAGACCAATACTGGTACCTCGACAAACCCTGTCAATGGAATCAAAATTGGCACAGACGCAATCGCCTTTACTCAGTTCTCTGGAGCTGGCACTTACCTAGCTGGTAACGGCCTATCTCTCTCAGGCAACACTTTCAGCTTCAACCCTACTTCGACTGGTGGACTCCAGGCAGCTTCTGGTGGAGCTTCGATCCTCCTCGCTACTAACTCAGGTCTCGGTACAAGCTCTTCTGGCTTAGCTGTCGGAGCTGGTACAGGTATCGTCGTCAGCACTGGCACAGTTTCGGTAGATACCACTGTCGTAGCTCGTAAGTACGCTGCAACTCTTTCAACCTCAGCTACTAGCTACACCATCACCCACAACCTCGGTACTCTCGACGTTGTAGTTCAGGTGTACACAGTTTCTGACGGTTCAGAAGTTGTCGTCGATAACCTACGCGCTACCACAAATACAGTGACCCTTAACTTCTCTGTAGCTCCTAGCGCTAATGCTTATCGCGTAGTAATCCTCGGATAGCGCTACTATTACACCTAGCCTGTAATTAGAGAGGCGCTATTAAGGAGAGACAATGGGTCTATTAGACCGTCTAGCAAAAGCGATCGTCGAAGCTCAATTAGAAAAGGCTCCTAGCCTGCCTGCTGGTGCAGTCTCTATGACTGAACAGCAAATGCAGCAAGCAGCTCGAGATAACAGCTATACGACTAAGCCTCTCCCGCGTAACCCTAATTTCGGTAACGTACCTTTCGCACCAGGTCTGCCTATTACTCCTGGCGCTATCAACCCTGTCGGCCCTAACGGACAAGCTGATCCACGTCGTTACGAATACCAGGTAGCGCAAAATATCAACGTCGCTACAGAGCAGAAGCTCGTACCGTTTAAGACTCTTCGTGGCGCAGCTGAGCAGATCGACATTATTCGTCGCTGTATCGAAGTTCTCAAGTCAAAGATCACAGGCTTGGACTGGGATATTGTCATAGCTGAGGACGCTTCAGAAAAGATTATTGCTGAGATAGGTGGCGATCACGTTCGCGCTATGGCGCAAGCTCGTGAAAAGTTTTCAGATGACATTTATCGCGCTCGCACTTTCTGGGAAAACCCAGACCCAGCTAACGGCTTTACCTTTACTGACTGGTTAATGATCTCTCTTGAGGAAATCCTTGTACTCGACGCCTGGGCTATCTGGCCTCAAAAGACAGTCGGTGGAGATCTATTCGGACTCCAGGTACTCGACGGCTCAACCATTAAGCCTCTTATCGACGATCGCGGTATGCGTCCAATGCCACCAGGAGCTGCTTACCAGCAAATCCTTTACGGCTTCCCACGTTCTGAGTTCTCAGCTGCAAATGAAACTCCAGACGCTGACGGAGAGTTCACAGCTGAAGAGCTGACCTACCTCGTGCGTAACCGTAGAGCTATGAGCGTCTACGGCAACTCACCAGTCGAGCGCTGCCTACCTGTAGCTGATCTCTACCTGCGTCGCCAGCAGTGGCTACGAGCTGAGTGGACTAACGGCGTACTTCCAGAGCTTATGTTCAAAGTCGATCCTGATTTCGGTAACGACCCAATCTTGCTTCGTCAGCTTGAGGACTCAATCAACGACGATCTCTCAGGTCAAACTGAACAGCGTAAAAGAGCTCGTGTTCTCCCAGCTGGTTTCGATCCAGTCCAGTTCGACGGCTATGGCGAGAAGTTCAAGGAAATCCTGGACACCTATCTCGTCACCTCGATCTGCGGTCACTTTGGCGTTATGCCGACTGAAATCGGTTTCTCTGGTCACGGCGGTCTAGGCAACTCTGGACACCAGCAAGGCGAGCAGCAAAGCGCCCAGCAAATCGGTGTCGGCCCACTCGTTACCTGGTTAGGCAAAATGCTAACCAATATGAGCTACAGCTATCTCGGTATGCCTCGTGAGCTTGAGTTTAAGTTTATGATCGCTGAGGGTCACGATAACGAGTCAGAAGCTAAGCGAGCTGACCTCGAGCTTCGTGGAGCTACTCGCACAATTAACGAGCGACGCTCAGAGCTTGGACTTCCACTTCTTGATACACCAGCTGCAGATCAGCCAATGCTCGTAGCTGGTCAGTCTGTCTTTATCTTCTCACCAGACGGCATAATCAACGCCACAACAGCCACAGGTGAGCCTGCAACGCTCGATAACGTGGACACTAACCCAATCGCACCAACCGAGGAAGAGCCTAAGCCTACAAAGCCTACAGAGCCTAAAAAGCCTGTAGAGCCAATCCCTTTCCAGGAGCCTAAAGTTGAGCCAACTCCTGTCAAGTCTGTAGATATTGACAAGGCTGGCGTACCTTCTAAAGCTGAAGTAAAAGCTGGACTATCACGTCTCAAGATCTTGCCTAACGCAGCTGGAGATCACCCTACCTCTGATAATCCAGAAGAGCTTGCTGACTCAGTAGCTAGTCCCTGGCCTGTAGTTGAGACCCAGAATGGCGACTATCCAGTCTCACCTGACGTATGGGAAAAGGCTGAGCTAACCCTGGTGAACGTAAAGGATCTTTACGGCACAGACACCCAGCTCGATCGCTCTAACGTAGCTGACCATATTGAAGCTATGGGACAGGCGCTTACCCCTTACCGTAACTACGCGCTTGTCTATGACGACGGCGAAAAGCAGATTATCGTGGACGGACACCACCGACTAATGGCTATGTGGCTGCTCGGTATGGAGCAAGTCCCAGTCTGGCTCGGTACTCCTGATATGAGTAAGGCTGCCAGGGAAGAAGCTCACGCCTTTATGGAATGGGCTAGTAGACCCTGGCGTCGCACACGCAGCTTTGAATTCAAGGCGCTAGACCCAATCGTCGGAGACGCGCTTAATCGCTGCTACTTTGATAACGATATGGATACAGCTAAGTCCCTGGTCAAGGCTTATCTGTTATGAGCATAGGCGCACGAAAGGCTAGTGCGCGTGTTGTAGTTAAAAACGCGGTAAAGATACGCGCTGCTTTAGCAGCTAGTGTTGATGGTCGGCGTATCTATACGCAGTATATGGACACGCACCCACCTGTCACTAAAAATCAGACTGAAGCGCGTATGCGCGCTCGAGCCTGGGCTATGCACGGGGCGCTTCTTGATATGACGGCGTTTAAAAAGGTACTAGCTAAACACTATGCCGATATGTATGTCCTGGGCCAGAGCGAAGCAGCTGAAAATATGGCTGATCGCGCTCAAAAAGGCCCTGTAGCTACTGCGACCAACAAACCCAAGACCAATGCCCAGGGTCAAGTCGTATTCGATCCTAACTTCTCAATTAACTGGGATAACTGGGTACCAGGTAACCCTGCAGCTGCAGCTTTACTCTCAAAGCCAGGTGGACTTAAAGAGCTTCTGGGCGATATAGATATTCAAGCTCGAGGCATAGCTGACTACAGCCACGATCTACTCGGTACAGCTCTAGCTGACGGAATAGCTCGAGGCGACACGCCAGTAACGATCGCTAACGCAATTCGAGACAGCTTATCTTCACCAGAGCGAGCTCTCACGATCGCCATTACAGAAGGTCAGCGAGCTAAAATCGAAGCTAACCTTGACAGCTACGCAGCTAATAACGTGGAGCAGATCGAGTGGACGACAAACGATCCTTGCCCTGAGTGCGAACAAAACGACGGCGAGATCGTCAATATGGGCGACGAGTTCCCTAGCGGAAACACAAAGCCACCAGTCCACCCTAATTGCCAGTGTGACGTTCTTCCGACAATGCCAGATCTCAGCGGTACACCTGACTACCCAGAGCTCTCAGATGA